TGTTATATTCTTCAAAATATCATAAGAAATTCTTAGTCTCTCTAATTCGCCATCTTTATATACCGATTTATCCAATAAATTGCTCAATAATATCATCCTAATATTTATTGGTAAATAATGTAAATTTATCCCTTGAAAACCACCTTTTATAGTTCCCATCATTAATATTAATGGAAAAGTATCATAATATGGCAAAGAAGTTTTTAATTTTGGATCATAATGAAAAAGATACATTTTACCAACTTCAAATCGTTGAGTATTTTCTTCATTAAGAATTTCTTCTTCTTTTTGTTTTAATTCTTCAATTTCTACAGCTTTAGGATTTATTAATGTCTTTATTTTCCCTTTAAACCATTTAATTGATTCAAATGCCGAACTTAATGTTATCTTTATATTAAAATCGTCTTGACTCTTTAACATTAGAAATTTACATCCTTTTCTGTTAGTGTCATAAATTGCCAATTTCTATCAAGACAATAAGATTTCGCAGCTTTCCATTTTGCCTGATTTACTGCATAAGTACAAACTTCAGTTATATACCGTTTTGTTATTCTCGTTTTTATTTGCGGTTCAATTGTTTGTGCATATGGTTTTATTTCTATTAAATATGCTTTAATTCTTCCATCAGAACCTTTTATTCTTGCAAATACATCAGGAAAATATCTGTGATACTTATTATCAACAGGAGATTTATATGGAATAACACATTCTTCTGAATGCCACTCAACAACATTAGGGTTATTATCCATCCAATTAAATATTTTTATTTCCCAACTTGATCTTGCAGTTATATTTTCCCAATCTCCAAGGTATTTTTCTTTATTCTTTGGAACCCACTTTTTAGGTTTAGGATATTTGCTCATATTAAAGTTTGATATAAATAGTTTATAATATTTATATAAAAATTAATACGGGATAAATTTAATGGAAACGCTTCCAACATCGCCATTAGCAAAATTATATACAAATCCAAATATGATGACTACATTGGCATATCCTTCCGATCTTGGTACAAGTAGAAAGGGGCATTGGATAAATTTTAATATTTCTGTTCCTACAAAATCAACATATGCAACAACATACACACCTCAAGGATCAGCTGGAATATTAAATGCAATATCAGCTTCTTCTATGACAAGTATAGTAAATGCAATTTCGCACCCAATAGATACAATATCTTCATTATTTTCTACATTAGGAGCAACTAATTCTTCTGGTTCTGCATATAATGCCCCTATTCCCGAATTATGGACATATACAGTTACTCCTGGGTCTACAAAACTTTCAACAGTAATTAGTTTATATGCTCCAGACACTCTTTCTACTGTCCAACACTCTCATTATAGTGTAGAAAGTTTAGGAGAAGCTACAGGAGTTGTTGGACAACTTGCAGCAGGAACAATTGGAATTGAAGAAGCAATAAAATCTGGTGGTGGGGATACTGCAATAAAAAATATGGCGGTTGAGGCTGCTCTTGCTACTGCAACTGGGAGTCAAGTTGTTGTTAATGCTGGACTTAAAGCTGGAGGTTCTGCCATAAACCCACAAATGGAAGTGTTTTTTAAAGATATCGATTTTAGAACCTTCCAATTTGATTTTTTGTTTACACCTCGTTCTGCTTCTGAAGCAGAAACAGTAAGGGCTATAATACAAGCATTCAAATTTCATGCTGCTCCTGAATTAGATAAAAATAATAGTGCTGGCGGAAGATATTATATTGTTCCGTCTGTTTTTGAAATTCAAATGTATAAAGATGGCCAAAAAAATGAGAATGTCGGAAAATATGGTGTCTGTGCTTGTGAAACAGTAAATGTTGATTACGCTCCTCAGGGGTGGGTTACTCATGAAGATGGTATGCCAGTACAAACGCGTCTAACTCTCCAATTCAAAGAGATGGAAATAATGACAAAAGAACGTATTGCACAAGGATATTAATAATGGCTGATTTCTTTTCAAAATATCCAAAATTAATTTATAATAATAAAATTGCTACAGATCTTATTGCAAGAGTCGCATTAAGAGAAAAATATTCAAATAAAGTGCAGTTATATTATGAATATGACTTACAAGAAGGAGATACTCCAGAGATTGTAGCATCAAAATATTATGGCGATCCAGAAAAAAACTGGATAATATTATTTATGAATGAAATTATAGATCCTGTTTTTGATTTTCCTTTATCACAATCGAATTTTATTGCATATCTTGATAGCAAATATATGCTCGAAGGTTCTGCAATAAACCGTACTGGTTCTCAATATGCAACATTAACTATAAATCCTGATCCACTAGGGTATGTTGTTGATGTCATAACAACAGATCAATCTTCTGGAACAATTTCTACAAATACAATATATATTGATCAAAAAGCATATAATGGACAATATTCGAATCCGACATTTAATTTTACAAATAGTCCTTTTTCAAATATTCAATATATTAAACGAACAGTAACAATTTATGATTATGAGAATCAAATAAATGAATCAAAAAGGACAATAAAATTGCTACAAACACAATATGTCAGCAAATTCGAAGAAGAATTATCTTCTTTAATGAAACTTCAATATGTGTAAAATAATATGAGTGACGGTATATTAACCTCCCAAGACATAGGAATAAAATCTTGTTTGATTTCCGGATCATCAGGACAACAAATTGACTTTAAAAATATAATTATAGAATTTAATTATTATGAAGATATATTTGCTAATGGAGTTAGTGGTTCTCTGGTGGTAAATGATTCTATGGGCTACATAAATATTTTACAGTTACAGGGGTCAGAAGTTTTATCTCTTGTTATAGACAAACCAGGATTAAATCTGCCAATTTCTGGTAATTATAGAATTTATACAATATCAAACAGAAAACAAACAAATTCAACAAATCAAAATTATATAATCAAATTTTGTTCTGAAGAATTATTTTTAAATGAACAATATAGAATTTCTAAGTCTTACACCAAAGTTAAAGTTTCTGATATTGTTATTGATATTGCATATAACCAATTAAAAATTCCTGAACCATTATTGATTATTGATGAAACAACTGGATTAAGAGATATTGTAGTTCCCAACTTTAAACCAATTCAAGCAATAAACTGGCTGTCAACATTTGCATTAGCTGGTGGATCAAAAAATATTGGCGCTCCATTTTTCTTTTATGAAGATAGAGATGGTTGGAAATTTAAATCAATTTTAACGTTATTTAAACAACCAGTTTATAAAACATATGAATATAGCGTAAAAGGTTTAAAATCTGACAGTAATGATTTGGTAACCGATTTAAATGCTGAAATTGTTAATGTTATACAATATGAACATGTCAAAAATTTTGATTCTGTTTCTGCTGCCAGATCAGGTGTTTTTGCAAATAAGTTGCACACTGTTGATCCGTTAAGATTAAAACTTGGAGAAACAGATTTTAATTATGCTCAATATTTAAGTAATAATCCAGCAACATTAAATCAATACAATATTCCTGATACAGCAAAAAATAGAAAAGGTGATACAATGTCTGATGCTTCTGCTGTAGTAAAATATTGTATGACAACATCAGGCCAAAATCAAAATTCTTATATAAAAAGCAAAAATATTACAGTAAATGAAAATTTAGTTGAACAAACAGTACCATTAAGAACAGCACAAATTGCGTTATTTTGTATTAATAGAATGAAATTATTAATTCCAGGTGATGTGTATATGACAATTGGAAGAGTTATCGAATTTAATTTACCTCAAGTATCTTATAATAAAGCATCAAGACAAAAAGGAAAGGACGAATTTTATTCTGGAAAATATTTAGTCACAGCAGTAAGACATTTATTTAATCAAGCAGGAACATATGTTACATGTATTGAAATATGTAAAGATTCTTCCCCAACCCAATATGGTTCTTTTGATAATTCAAATCCTGAATGGAATTCTTTACGATGAACAATACATTAGATTTTAATAATACAAGAAGAGGAAATTTTCTTGGTCATGATGGGTTTATTTGGTGGATTGGTGTTGTTGAAAATAGAAATGACCCATTAAACCTTGGGCGATGTCAAGTTAGAATTAAAGGTCTTCATTCTGCAAATTTAACAGAAATA